TTGACCTGGTTCAGAATGGAATGAGTATTCAAATCAGTCAGGACTACTCATCGATGGTTAACTTTGCCCGTTGTAAGGTTTTGGGTGCAAACGTTCTCCGTGGTCCCAGTCAAAAACCTTGGGATGGCAAACTAGAATATGACTATCAACTTTGGATTGATAGTGACATCGTATTCAGTACTGAAAAGTTCTGGCAACTAGCAGACGTTGCTATTCCTGCAGAGGGTGATGAGAAAGAGATTGCAGCAGGTTGGTATATGACTGAAGATGGTCGTACTACATCCGTTGCTCACTGGTTGGAGGAAGATGAATTCCGTAAGAACGGTGGTGTAATGAATCACGAGACTGGAGAGTCCATCAGCAAGCGTAAGAAACCCTTTACTGTTGACTACACTGGTTTTGGTTGGGTGATGATTAAGAACGGCGTCTTTGAGCGTATGGAGTATCCTTGGTTTGCTCCTAAGATGCAGCAGTTTGAATCTGGTGCTGTACAAGATATGTGTGGAGAGGACGTGTCCTTCTGTCTCGATGCTAAGGAACTTGGTATTGAGACCTGGTGTGATCCACGTATCCGTGTTGGTCACGAAAAGACTCGCGTTATTTGATTTAATAGGAGAAACAGATTATGGCAAAAATGAAAAAGTCCCTCTTGGGCAACTTGATGATCGAGTCTACACCAAAGAAGACTCGTCAGGGTACTGGTAAGCATACAAAGTACGCAGCATCAAGTTGTAACGCAAAACAAAAGCGTTATCGTGGTCAAGGTCGTTGATATATATGACTCTCCTTCGGGAGGGTCTTTTTTTATATAAATTAATATAGACGAGTACTTCCAGAAAACAGCAAAAGAACGGAGTAATGACTCCGACACCGAACAACCCGAGGACCCAACAGATGACAACTAACCAAAATTCAGATATGTATAAGGCGTGGAAGAAGTCGCGACTAATTAATGATTATTGGTCAAGTAAGACAATCCAAAAGGAAAAGGAACTCAGAGAGGTTGTTGGTGACAATCTTGATGAAGATGGTGTAGAAATGTTGAACGAATAAAAAACTTATATTTACTGTAATAAATAAGGCAGAAGGAGTCTCAATCTCATACTCATGCCTGTCGAGGTCACACAACGCACATCTAGAGGATTTAAGGACATCAGTATGTCCTTTCAAGAGAATCCCCTGACAAATGACCTCATTCCATTGAAGAATGAGAATGCCATTGCTCAGTCGATTAAAAATCTGATTTTAACATCTCCAGGAGAAAGATTCTTTAATCCCAATCTTGGATCTGGTATTTTTGAATCACTTTTTGATAACATTGATTTTATTTCTGCAACTCAGATTCAAGCATCGGCTGAGAATATAATTAATACATATGAACCAAGAGTGAGACTCATTGAAGTCAAGGTTGATCCGAGACCCGATGATAATGCCTTTGTCATGACAGTCAGTTACGAAATTGTTGGCATTAATGCTGCAGCACAATCTCTATCATTTCCACTCACTAAAATAAGGTAGATATAAATGCCTCTAGTTAAGTTCGCTAATTTAGATTTTGATCAAATAAAACAATCCATCAAGGATTATATCAAATCTAATTCAAATTTTACTGATTATGACTTTGAGGGATCAAATCTCTCGGTCATTATTGACACGCTTGCCTATAACACGTACATTACGTCGTTTAATGCAAACATGCTCAGTAATGAGGTGTTTATTGATAGTGCTACGTTGAGAGAAAACGTAGTTTCTCTTGCAAGAAACATTGGATATCTGCCAAGATCACGAAGATCTGCAAAAGCAAACGTATCTTTCTTTGTTGATACCTCTACATTATCATCAAATCCTCTGACTTTGACACTCAAAGCAGGAATTGTTGCAACTTCAGGGCAAAAATTTGGAAATGAGTCGTTTGTATTCACGATTCCAGCGGACATTACCGTCCCAGTTGTAAATGGAATCGCATCTTTTGACAATATCACGATTTTTGAAGGCAATTATATCACCGAAAATTTTACAGTTGACATTAATATTCCAAATCAACGGTTTGAACTTGGAAATCCAGACGTTGACACGTCAAATCTTGACGTAAGAGTCTATCCAACACAACAAAGTAACTCATTTGTCAAGTACAATTTGAAAAATGACCTCTTTCAGGTCACTTCAACGTCAAATGTATACTTTTTGCAAGAGATTTCAAACCAAAGATACGAACTTTTCTTTGGAGATGGTGTTTTTGGCAGAAAATTAGACAACAATAACTACATCGAAGTAAATTACACCGTCTCAAACGGTGAAGATGGTAACGATATCTCCAATTTCAGTTATGCTGGACGCATTTTGGATAATAATGCGACGGTTGTAACCTCTGACATCTCTGCATTGACTACAAACTCATCATCATCAGGTGGTCAGGAAATTGAATCAGTCGATTCTATCCGAAAATTTGCTCCAAAGAGTTATGCTGCTGCTGATAGAGCAGTTACAGCAATGGATTATGAGGCAATCATCCCTCAAATCTACGGAGAGGTTGAGTCAATTTCTGCTTTTGGTGGTGAAGTGTTAAATCCACCTCAATTTGGACGAGTTTTCATCTCAATTAAACCAATCAACGGTCAATATTTGTCAAACTCTGTCAAAGATAACCTTATTGAGCAACTTAAGCAGTATCAAATTTCTGGAATTACTCCAATTATCCTTGATACCAAGTTTATTTACGTTGAATTTGATACAACCGCTTACTTTAACCCATCTCTCGCGCCAAATGCGGCATATGTAAAAGCAGCAGTTGCTAAAAATGTCGAAGATTATGCAAATTCTACAGAACTCAACAAATACGGTTCCAAATTTAGGTATAGTAGGTTTACAAGAATAATTGACGAGTCTGATAACTCCATTACTTCAAACATTACAAACATCAATATCAGAAGAGACTTGGTTCCACAACAAAGACTCTTTGCTGAATACGAGATTTGCTTTGGAAACTCATTCTCTGTAAATCCAAATGGACACAATATAAAAACTTCAGGATTTAATGTCACTGGTATTGCTGATACTGTATATTTCTCCGACACTCCAAATCAAGATCTTAAGACTGGATCAATCTTCTTGTTTAAGGTTGATACAGATACTGATGCAGTTATTCTACTCAAAAATATCGGAACTGTTGATTATGTTAAGGGCGAAGTTTTGCTTGCTCCAATCAAGATTCAATCAGCAGTTAAATCTAATGCGGAGGGACCAATTATCGAGGTCTCTGCAAAACCTTCTTCCAATGATGTCATCGGAAAAAAGGAGTTATATCTGCAACTAGATATTAATAATAGCACAATTAATATGTTAGCTGATAACATTGCTTCCGGTGCAGATATCTCTGGATCGAACTTTGTTAAAACAGCAAGTTGTGGGAAAACTGGCAGCCTTATCAGAAACTAGAAGTAAATCATGGTCAATAAAGGGGTTAAAATCAGCACGGTTGTCGAGAGCCAGCTGCCATCTTTTGTAAGAGCATCATATCCTCTTGCCGCAGAGTTTTTAGAGGAATATTACAAGTCGCAAGACTCTCAAAGTCTTCCGGCAAACATTATTAATAACATTGATCAATATGTTAAGGTTGTCAACCTTACAAACTTAGTTACACAAGCGTCTCTAGGCAGTTCTATTTCGTTTTTCGATACGACGCTTAAGACTGACTCTACAGAGGGGTTCCCGAGTCAATACGGTATCATACAGATTGACTCTGAGATCATTACATATACTGGTATCACTACAAACTCCTTTACTGGTTGTGTAAGAGGATTTAGTGGTATCACTTCTTACAGAGCACCTAATAAATCAGACGAACTTATATTTTCTGCCACAGATACTGCAGAACATTCAAGTGGTTCAACAATTAATAACCTGAGTATTCTGTTTTTACAAGAGTTTTTGAAAAAACTCAAGAGACAGATACTTCCGGGGTTTGAGGATAGAAAATTATATGAAGGATTAGACCAGAGTCTCTTCCTTAAAGAGGCAGATAGTTTTTATGTCTCTAAAGGTACAGAGCAATCCTATGAGATTTTATTTCGTGCTCTCTAT